CCATTTTCATCCTCCTAGATGAGTGAAATTACAGGTGGTGGATTTATGCAGGTTGATAGAACATCTCTACACGATCACCTGCCTCCAGTGTGATCGATGATATCCATGTGATCACGTTTGCAGAGATCGAATAATCCTGACCTCGTGTAGCGTTCACGCCGTTCAAGGTCACACGCAAAATCGGATCATTTGTCGCGTCCCTCGCAGGGATCGCGCCTAAACTGAACGTTGAAGGGATCGGGAGCGCGATCAAGAATTCTTCAATCTGAAGGCCTGCCGCGCCCGCTGATCCCTGAGAAATCAAATCACCGTTGAGTGTCGCCATTCTAAATCATCCTCGCCCATGTAGAAAGATTGATCGTCGAGACCTGAAGCGCGGGTACATTCGCGAACGTGATCCGAATCGCCTCAAAAATAGGAGCTCTATCGCCCGCGATAATCACAGTATCGTCCTCACCCGCCCCTGATACATGCTCGACCCAGTGAGGTGACCCGATCTGCCGAATGCTCACTGTGTAGCTACCACCACCTAGACCGCTGATATCGATCTGTGCGTTGCGGTGACCATCAGAGAATCTCTGACCGCTCACTGTGGATGGATCGAGGGTGATCGATGCGCCCCCCGTTGATTCAAACTGATGATTCTCTGTCATGGTTCACCTCGTTCAGTGCCAGCCGCCCCCGTTGCCCCACGGGAGCAATTCGCCCCATATTCTATCACGATCGGCCTCGTTTGTCGCCTGCTCATATTGGGTTTGGGTCATTTCGTCCTCATCCTCGCCAAATAACCTCTCGTCGCTCGTCCCCTCGTAGGAGTTCCCGCCAAAATCTAGCGTATAGGTGAACCCCTGTTTTCTCAGCCATGTCTCAGCGATCCAGAGTGACATCACAGTGTCATCATGTCGCGCTTTGCCTAGCGAGTACAGCTCATGGATGAGGGGCTCTATCCGCTCTCGATCACTGTCTCGCGAGCTGGGGAAAATGATTTTCCCGTTCTCAGCGAGCACACTCAGCGCGGGTACACCCTCCCAAGGATCCGCCTTGTTTCTCGCGTGAGTGATGTGTGCTTTGAGTGGGAGGTCTGTAGATCGCCGTAGCCCTAGATAATGGAGCTCACCGAACGCATTTTTTTCGACCGCCACCACCCGTACACGTCTCCCAAATTTCTCGTAAAACCCGCTCACCTGCGCCTGTAGCTCAGTAGGGCTCATGCCGCGTCTACGGAAAATATCGATCAAATATCGATTGCCTGCGTCGTCCCTACCCCACGTGACGCCGACCGTGAAATCAGTGTCGCGACTCTCCGCTGCCTTAGGATCGGTGACCAGACTGAAATCCCAGCCCTGCACGATATCCACCACCTGAGGAGGGATCTCACCTAGTCGATAGGGCGCACCGCGCTCAAGCGCCGCGTCTAACCACTTCATTTTAAACGCCGCTGAGCTCTCATCCGTTACATTATTTTGGAATTCGCGCTCAAATAACCGTGTCCCGATCGCTCGCCTCTCCAGTAGCAGATAATCGAGAGGTCGCTCTTCAGGCCATAGCGATTCGCCGCCCTCAACATCCACGCCCGTGATGATCTCGCGCCCGTTCTCATCCTCCGCTCTCACGTACTCATATCGATCAGGCCAAGATGAAATAGCCTGATCATGCACAACGCGAAATGTAGGATCATCAATAAGGTGCCCGAATAGATCATCGTGGTGTTTTCGCGTCCCAATCACGATCTGAGCCCCACCCCGCGATAACATCGGGCTCACTGTACCGCGCCACCATTCCCGCGTTTTTTGACGGACGCCCGCTGTATATGTATTTTTATCATCCTGTATGTCGTCGCATAAAATCAGGTCGAAGTGACCACCCGTCACCGCGCCCCCCGCGCCGATACACTCTAGCGATGCGTCCACGCTATCTCTTGATCTCTCTAGATAGATCATGTTCGAGCGCCACCCCTCCTGAGAGCCGAATGACCCCGCGCCTGATGCTGGATCGGTCGTCCAGTCCTCAGTGATTCGCGTGGATCTCAACAGGCTCACGACGCGCCTCATGCGCTTCTCGCTCTGGTTCTGTGACTCGCTGATCCAGAGGATACGGATGTTCCTGTCCAGACAGAGCGCCCGCGTCGCATAGGTGATCGCCGCCTCCGTTTTGCCGTGATCACGAGGAGCGAGCACGAGGAGCTTGGCCTTCACGCCTGTTTCACGCGATCGCCTCACCTCGTCTTCGAACAAATTCAACCATTTATCACGGTGAGCCGCTCGCCTCATGCCGCAGTAGTACGAATCGAAAAATTGAGGGGATGCCGCGCTCAGTGCTCGCCGTCCCGCTGGAGTACTCAGCAGCTTTTCTGCGTCCATGTTCAGATCTCCTGTATCAGCTCCTCTAGGGTTTCTGTGAGCCTCTCATGCTCTCTCTCCAACATCTCAAGGATATCTGGTAGATCCTCACGAGTCGCCCCGCTGGCGATCTCCACCATCTGTAACGCCGAATAGTCACCCAGCTCTGCCGCGTCCGTATACTGAGACGCGATCCAATCCCCTATTCCCCACGGTTCGATCATACCCTGTTGTGCGAGCTGAACGAGCTCGATCATCTCTCTCACGAGCCCTAGACGGCGCCTGAGGCGAGGTAGCTCTTTCATTTTTTCCGCTCCTCGATCACCTCTCGCCATAGATCCGCGTCCGCTGTTTTCTGGGTTTTGCCCCCTGTCAGGAAACTATACACCCGCGCCCGTGACCACGCGATTTGAGACGCTCCCACTCGATGACCTGTACCCCACGCCGCCGCGCCTCGCTCGTGTACCTCGCGCAGAATCCGAACAGATACCCCGCTCACCTTCGACGCAGCACGCAAGAATTCCTTTTTTGAGCTGCTCTGCATCTCCTCGCGAATCGCCCGCGCTATCGATGTGCGAGTATATTTGCTCGGTTTTGTTTTCGCGCCCTCGTCGCTCGGTAGAGGGGAGTATTTTCGCCGTGATGATCCCGATCGCCGCTCGATCTCACGTTTTCGGCGCTCCCTCTCCTCACCTGATAGACCCGATAGATATTTATCAGGTACGCTTTTCAAGAGCTCGTCTCGTGCTCTGGATGGAGACGGCCACCCCATGATCAGCCCTCGTCGCCCTCGTCGAGATCCTCATCCTCGCTCATATCCTCGCCCATGTCTTCACCCTTGGTCATCGCACCCTCAACCGCGCTCATACCCTGCTCGCCGTTCGCCGTCATCTGATCGACGAGCTCGCCCAGCTCAGCCGTGCTCATCTGGTTGATCACACCCATAGCGAGCGCTTTTTGCATGGTGCGACTAGAGATGATCGCATTTAGCTCCTCATCGCTCATGTCATCGACCATGCTATAGACCTGTGACATGAGGCTCCGACGCTCTTTTTTGTCGCCGTCACCCTTCTCCATGTCCTCACCTTCATCATCCTCGTCCTCATCATCCTCGAACTCGTCCTCATCATCCATCATTTGCTTTTCGAGCTCGTCGCGATAGCTGTATCCGCCTTTTTTGGTCTGAGCGGGAGCGCTGAAGAGCTCGTCCATGATCTCCCGAAGGCGCTCGGGTGAAACGTCCTCGTCATCGTCGCTCTCCATCTGAGCGCCTCGCGCCTTGATGAGATCGTCGTCGTCGTATTGGGTTTGTTGGGCTCTGGCGTGTAGTAGGTCGCTGAACATGTTTTGCTCCTGAAATCGCGAAAATAGAGTGATCTACTCTAGCACGTTTGAAAAAATAATGCACGCGCTGAAAAATAAGGGTTGTGATAAGTGGAGTACATATGTATTCTACCAGTTCCAACCATTCATTACCCTCATCGATGAGGGCACAGGAGAAGAGCGATGAAAAAGCTCAGTACTTACCGCGTCAACGCGATCGCCCGAAATGAAGCCCTGCCGACGTATATGAGGCAGGCAGCCCTTGACGAGCTCCGCGCTCGTCGGGAGGCGAAACAACAACAGAAAAGAGAGACGGATCAAGCAGTAGCGGCAATGGGAATCACCGCCGCTGTTGCCTTTAATTCAATCCTCTTTATGTTCTTGTAAGGGGTAAACAGTGCGAAATAAAAAGTTCACAATAGACCCCTCTTTGCAGAAGAAGCTTGAGGATTTCCACACGACGCTTACCAGAGAGAGTGCGCCACGTATTGTGGCAGTAGGGGAGATCTCTCTCTCCTACGCGGTGAGAGTGTCACTATTGATAGGGGTCGCAGAGATGACAGAGCTTTGGCCCTCGGGGCTCGATTGGAGCCGATACGAGAGCGCGGGGAGTCGAGAGGCTCCACCCGTGGCCCTTAACATCAGGGCCCCTGAGTGGCTCTGGGAACGGGTCGCTCAGGAAGGTGAAAAGCTGGGCTCGCCATCGATGCGAGCCAGCTTCAGGGCCGCTCTAGCTCTGGGGTTAGGTGTGTAAGCGCTTTTCATCTCGATCAGAACTAGCTCTTTTGACGAGATGAAAATAAAAAAAAGTGTTGTGATGTAGGGATTACAAGTGTACTCTACATTCACCACTAACCAACGAGGCGCACCGAAGCGCCCACACCAACCAAGGAGAGAGAGTATGAGTAACTACGAGATGGTTCCTGTCGGTACATGCCAAATTTGCTTGCGTCAAATAAGGGTTCATAAAAATAATCGGATCGCCCGCCACGGGTGGAACACCCATGCCTACGGGTTTCATATGAGTCAGTGCAAGGGAAGTGCTAACCTACCGCTTGAGAGAAGCTATCATTTGCTTCTTGAGCATATTGAGTTTCTCTCAAACATCACGGAGTTTAAGGGGAGTGTGACTCCCGAGTTTATATTAAAACAAATCGCGGAGTACATGAGTCTCGTAACCTCGTGGCAGTTGCGAGAGCTGCCACTGGTAAGGCGTTACCCTGAGCCCCTACCAAAACCAGAGCCTAAGCCAGAGCCTAAACCAGAGCCTAAGCCAGAGCCTAAGCCAGAGCCTGAGTACATCTCCATTGATGTACTCATAAAAATGAAAGAAGAGGACGAATACGTCCTTGGAGATGAGGTAGGGGCTCCTGTGGTCGAGTACAAGAAACTCAAAAGCGGGGCCGTCCGCCTCGTAGCGGATCGCCCTCTCAAAGCGGGCGAGCTTGTGCTTGTCCCTGCCCACCTGATCCCGTTTGTATGGGCTAAAGGGAAGGGGGCATATGTCCCTACGCGAATACACGCAGTAAACAAGAGAGGACAAGGTATTGATTATATTTATGTAGGGCCCGCGCTGCGTAATGGTGAGGTGGATGAAAACATTGATATCATTCATCTTGGGGCGATTCAGTCTCGATAGCCTGAAGCCCGCGAAAGCGGGTTTTTTGTTTCTGTAACTATTAAAGCCCACGAAAGTGGGCTTTTTTGTTTCGATCAGAACTAGCTTTTTTGACGAGATGAAAATAAAATAAAAAAGTTGTTGTAATATTGAGATTACACGTGTACTCTGTATTCATCACCAACAACGAGGGCGCACCGAAGCGCCCCGCCAACCAACAGGAGAGAAAAATGTCTCTATCGTATTTTGATCTATATGGAAAAAACGGCGGTGCTCTCTGTGAGGCACATTCTCTTTTTCTAGCGTCGTGGGACGCTAGATATCTAAAGTGTGTGTTTCTACAAAAAAACACCGATTATTTGGAGGAAATTTTAAATCAGGGGCTAGGCCTCCTACTTGATTATTCAAAAAAAATATACGGTGAAAGATTTTTAGATCCGAATAAAGCATATCCGTCTATCGCGTGGTTATATTTGGACGGCGTTTATTTGTCGGAATTTCCGACAAGTAC